GAGGGTGTTAGTACTGCACCATTACCGTAATTAGGATTAGCAGATACAGAAACATTTGCCTCTGTATATCCTGTGCCTTTATCAAAAACAACAATAGACGATATCGCAGTAGTAGTGGTATTAACTAAACTGTATGCTGCAGCGTTTACGCCGTCGCCTGTAATGGTGACTTTCGGTGAAATGATATACTCTGTTTGCTCGTTAGGAATAATCGATACTGAAGTCATAGTGGAATTACCACCACTACTTGAAGTTAACGGTACACCAAACAAGAATGACCCACTAGTATTTGATAATGTGATAGTTGGATTTGCAGCAATTGCAGTAACATTTGCATATGTGTTAGTAGTTACACCTACTATATTAGCACTAGTTACAAAACCTGAACCGGATATACTTGTTATAACCAACTTAGTACTATTAGCAAATGATACTACACCGTTTGTGGAGGAGCTAGATTGCGTTATTATTTCACCTAGATCAAAGCTACCAGTTGACGAGTCATAACTGATAATCGAACTATTTACATCTGCAAATTCTACAGTACCGGACGCTGAAATATTTGTTACACTGGCTACTGTAGCACCTGAGTTTATTTTATAGTGAGCGTTAGCAGTATAAGCTGCATCAAAAGGTCCTGCAATAGTGAGGCTTGTATTATTCGCTACAGCAGTTACGCGATGAAAGAAGCTTCCTACCTTAATATAGTCTCCGACAGCATATAAAGTAGTAAATAGCGCATTGGCTGCTGCATTCACAGTATTACTAGTAGTATTAACCGTTACTGTACTATTACCTAATGTTGTACCTCTACCCGCATCAATCGCCTTATCTAGAACAAAAGCATCATCAGTTAAAGGCTTTACTCTAAGGAGAGAACTATTGGACGTGATAATAGTAGCTGTTGCACCAGAGTTACTCTGTGTAATAGTATCACCAGGTTGTAAGTATCCAGACTGTGATGTAATAGAAAGAGCTACTAAGTTTTGTGTAACTGTATCATTTACGCTAAACGTACCTGTAATACTTGTTAGAACAATATTAGTTTTTAAATCAAGAGCATCATCCAGTACAGCTCTTCTTGAAGGGCCGTCATAGCTAATAATAGTTCTATATTGACTAGAGCCTAACCCACTCTTTAAGTAAATAGCTGAGTTTGAATAAAAATTAGTATTAGTAGATGAATTACTAGAGATAGTTATTACGCTTGAATTAACTACAGCTTGAAGAGTACCTGTGTTAAAAGCTGCCCATCCAGTACCGCCACTATTTACCTTTATTGTATCGATAGTGCCAGGTGTAGCCGCGGATGTTATGGAACTATTAGAAGTTACAGGTATATAATTATTAGAACCAAATTTACTGAGTTCAGTAGTACCTACTGTGTACATATATTTCCATACGTACCCATCAGAAGTTTTAAATGAAGAGGTAGAAACTATAGAGGGTAGAACTACGGAATTTCCACTGCCTGATTCTAGTACTTTATAAACGCCTCTATTACTTGAATTATAAACAAAAAACTGTTTGTTAAAAATATTACTATCATCTTTATCATAAGCAGGGTATGATGTATTATTAGTCCAGTTATAGCGAGGAACCATTAGTATGATGTCGTTATTGGTTACTTCTTTGCCATATAAAATATTGTTATAAACATTATGATCATAGTTGCTTATAGCTTGGTTAGCAGTAGGTGGATTATTGTCATCAGGCCAAGGCGTTGATTTCGCTGTGAAAACATAATAATTGTTTTCGTCGCTTTTAACGTCATCAATGAATTGCTGCGCAATATCGACTTGTAGTTTTTTTGTAATAATTCCAACCATATTAGCTACCCAAAATCTTATGAATTATTTATGTAAGGGTTATAGAGCTGCTCATGTATTCTGCAGTACTATCAAGGTTATCATATATGATATATTTACCAAACAATTCTGTACCCGCTGTATGAACCATGGCTAATACCACATCTTTATATTCGTTGAAATTAACTGAGGACCTTAACTCATACGAAAATTCTTGATAATATTTACTATCTTGAATATATTTGTCGGAGTCTAAAAACCCTCTAGTTGATTTCCAGTAACCTTCTTTTTTACCTTCGCTTGATACAATAGCAGCTCCTGTGACGCTGAAACTACTATCCGGGGAAGATAGAGTTACTCTTTCTCCGGGTTCGTAACCTAATCCACTATCTACTATTTTAGTAGCAAGTGCAATACCTTGACCTGTACCGGCAAATGCATCTACTATAGCATCAGCACCCTTATATCTACCAGCTACTCCTGGCTGCTCTAGTGCAGCAATAAGAGGCTCTGTTACGCTTACGTAAGGGTTTAACGAATAACCTGTACCAGGATTAATACCAGCGAGATAACTAATAGTACCTATCTCAAACTCTTCATATGTTAACGCGTTTGTTAAGGTAGTAGCTAGATTTTCTATATCTGCGATAGATGATACTTTCTGAAAAAGATAATTAGCTTGATCTTTAAAGTACTGTACACCGCTTTGTGTATTACTAAAATTTTCCGTGACGGTTAAAGATATATTATTAGCAATAGTAGCTACTTGGCGCACCTCTTTTGAAGCACCAGTGTTCACTTGAATGTAATTACCTACTACTAAATTGGTAGTAAATGTAGTACCTGTACCGGTTAATGTATTACTTCCACTAGTAGTAGCAACTGTACCTGTAGCTGGTAATCCCTCATTAAAAACAAGCAGTTTTGTATCAAGTCTATCTCGAATATAATCAGTATTAATAGTAACGATTTCTTTATCGATTATATCACCGATTCTAAAAGTAGCACCTGTACCTCCCCCAACTATATTAGCTACAGTAGCAGTACCGGTATTGTTACCTCCTATAAGATTATAGATAAACCCCTGTGCGCTAGATGTATTACCTACTAGTAGGAAAGTATTGCCGCTCGTGGAATATACTGAAGTAGTAAAAGCACCTGTTACATTAGAAACGTAATAAGAAGTATTTCCTACATTAGGTACTATGCCAACTATAGTACCTACAGCAACGTTAGCAGAACTATTTGCCTGATAGACGACTTCACCATTAGAAAAAGTACCAGATGCTACGTCAATTATTAAGTTGATAGCAGTTCTTACTGTAGAACCATTAGTAAAGCCACTGGTGTATTGTTTAAGTGTAATAACAGATGAGTTTGTTTCGGTAACAATACCATTTGCAATTATAGTATTACTTTCATTCACTTGAAAAATTAATTGGTTATTTTGAATATTACCAGTATTGGCTGAATATTGTAATTGTAGTTTAGGAAAAATCTGTGTTAGTGCGTCTAGTGAATAACCAGTACCACCGTTTTCTAATTTAAAACTAACACGACCTAATTGCCTTGTAGTAGATACTACTTTTGCTTTACCACCAAAACCTTTACCTTCTACATTTAAAATATCACCTATTTCAAAATTAGCACCACCATCAATTATACCTATTGCTGATAGTGATCCTACTGTAGACGGTATATTAACACCTACTATATTATTATTAGTACCTGAAAATAAGGATTCACCAAAATCAAAAGATCCTTGTACGTTAGATATTTCTAGAATATCTACGACTTTTCTATTAGAAATACGTTGTGAGTAGTTCTCGACAATACCAGTTGCACCGCTATTAACGCCAGTTATTTTTTTACCAATATAATCTTGAATATTGTTTGCAGTGCTAGTTATTTCAAGAAATTTACCTTCTACCCACTCGCCGTCAGATACTCTTAATATATCATCTCCTGGGATATAGATAGATACATCTTTATTGTACAAAGCTCTGAATAGTATCTCATAACTACGCTCAGAACCTTTTGATTTATAAAGGTCTTGAATATTTTTTAATAGTAATCTTTTATCAGCTTCGGTGTCTAACTTTAAACCGACAGCGTACTTATTTTTAAAATGTATAATATACGCATCTAGTGTAGAGTCAATATCTCTGTATTCAAATAATCTTCTAGTTTTAAATAGAGTATTATCTTGCTGTTCCATCCATTCAAAATAGGACTTTACAAACTCAACTAATACTGGTCCATCTTCTCGGTATATCGCCGGGAATTGTGACTCAATAAATTGAGATATATTCTTTTCTATAAACTTCATTATTCTTTAACAGCTGTAGATGAAATATTGTTTAAAGCTACGTCTATTCTTATTACTGTGTTTCTATTAGAAGTAATATCTTGATTTCTAGGGGTAGCAGTAAACGTAATGCCGTCGCCGCTATAGTCAGCTATTACCACTGTAGCAATGTTAACTATACCATTTTCATAGTCAACAGTTCCAGCGTCTGTTTTTAAAATATTTCTACCTGCACTAGTATTTTCAAAAATGAATAATTTACCTGCACCATCTTCACCAAAATATGATTCTCTAGAGTTGTAAGTAAAGCTTGACGAGTAAAGTGTAAACTCGTTAGTTAACGGTCTGGAAACATTATAATCGTCTCTCTCTATAGCATTATTAAAATCTATAGTGGTAGCATAGTTCTCATTTAATAATGGTATAATAGTCTTGGCCATTACTACAGTAGTTTCATTACTCAAAATACTAGCATGTGTGTTATTGATATCACTAACTAACTTAGAGTATCTAAACGTCTTCTTAAAGTCAATAAGATACGTATTATTAAAGTTATTAATAGTATTAGCAACAAGGCTACTAACTTGACTATCAGTTAATGTAGTTAGGTTACTATTATATCTTACGTTTGTAGTTACACCCAGATCTAGATATTCTGGAGTTTCAAGTTGAGGATTAATAGCTAGAGGAGATCTTGTTTTTACAAAACTTAGTAATCTATCAGCTGTAGTTTGAGTTATATTATCTCCGGATTGTGTTACGCAAGATAGTATTACTCTACCATATTGTGGGTTTTGAATTAACTCTTCGCCACCATACACACTTATTGATTTAATTTCAGGAAAATTAGCAAGAATTAACGCTCTATAGTCCTCTTTAGTTACTAATCTATCTTGAGTTTGAAAGAATCTAGTAGCATTAAATTTTATTGAGGTTAAACTCTCATTTTCAGCACCACCTGCAGCTGCAGATACTGTAGAAGCAGTGACGGAATAACCGTCAATATTAGTTTGAGGAGAAAAAGAACTCGCCCCGTTAACAGCAGCACCCAACGAAACTCTATACTTAACAGCAATCATATTACCGTGAGCGGGTTTCTTACTTATTACATTATCACCAAACTGAACTTCATATTTACTGCTTTCAGCAGGCTGAATATAAAACACAGTAGAGTTAGCGTTAAGGCCGAATACGCTAGATGTAAATGTGTATTCTGTATTAGTAGAGGAGTTAGCTGTAGGGTGTACAAATACTTCTATACTATCGGTATCTACACTTGGGTTAGATAATAGAAATCTTTGATTTTCGATGCTAGTATTAACAACAAACTTCTCAGTTAGTAATACGCCTTCGTAAATATCAATATTTCTAACAAATTGATTATTTGCATTTCTATTGATTACGTAAGGTTCAGCAGTAGAGAAGGTATAAGTGCCGTTCGAAGTAGTAGCTGTAAATTTATAATACTGAGGTACAGTAATAGAATATATTGAATTGTTTGTTACGTTAACATTAACTCTAACAGTAGCAGCTGCTGATGTATAGGATCTAGGTAAATAGTTTAGTTCTTTAGCATGTGATATAACTGAATCGCGTAGCGTAGCAGTATCAAGAAACATCTCATTACCTATCATATTAAGATAGAATGCATTCTGATACGTGTTAAATGCTAGTATGTCTAGCAGCACAGAAATGTTAGATCCTTCAAAATCATAATCAGCAAATCTGCTTTGACCTTGCAGGTATGTCTTGAGATTTTCTCTCAGAGAAGAGAAATCTAATTGATTAACTGGTAGAAAATCTGACATTACCTTATCCTATCTAACGTAACTTGCATGGTAATAGGCTGTTCTCTATTTATTACGGAAAAAACAATGGTAACGTCAACAGCATTATTGTCTTCGTATGGTGTACAGATTACATCTATTAGATTAGCTCTCGGTTCATAATTACTGATAACATCGTAAATACTTTTCTGTAGTAGTTCAATAGTAATTGGCGTGAGTAGTTCGAAGAGAAGTTTTCTTATATTTGAGCCAATATCAGGTTTAAATGGCCGCTCATAAAAATCAGTCTGCAATAGATTTAGTATAGATCTACGAACTGCAGATTCGTTTGTAATTCGACCTACGTCATTAGAAATAGGATTGATATTAAGGTTAATATCAAAGTCGGAATATATGACGTTAGACTGAATAGTACTGGACATTTTTTTCTCGGTTTATTTTCTATTTATTTCTATTATCTGGGTAAAGTAATAGGTGCAGAACTTACATCTGTAGGAGGAGAAAGAGGTAAGCTACTCGGTATCTGACCGTCTGTATTAAGAGGAATAGGTGCTGTAGGTACTGAGTTAAACGTTGAACTAATCGTCTGATTAATATTTTTTGTGACGTCAGATATTACATTGGAGTTAGCTATACCCTTAAGTCCCGTATTAATTCCGTTAGATAAATCTGCAAAAGCAGAATCGATATCGTTCATAACTGAATTTAACTGCGAGTTTACTGAATCGGTAAGCTTATTAATAAGCTCATTTGTATCGCCTAAAAACGATTGTAATTGAGAAGCAGTACCAGCTGGTAATATAGAATTAGCTGAGGGTAGTAGATCTTGCGTGGCGCTAGCCAGTTCTTGTTGAGCTCTATCAAGTAATGAACCTATACCGGAAGTAACTGTTGTAATACCTTCTGTAATACCTGTATCAATAGCTTCTAGAAACTTACTAATTCCACCTTCTACTTGATTAATATTTTTAGCAACTACGTTTGCAGCTTGGGTTATACTGCCACCAAATGATTCTTGTATTTTAAGTAGTTCTTTAACATCACTATCAGAAGGCGCGTATCCTAGAACTTGAGTCATGTTTGATCTTAAAGTCTCATTTCTACCAGCCATAGCTGAACTGAGACTTCTCTGAATAGAATCTGGATCACTATTTACTGGAAATGAAGAAGGGTCAGTAGCACTATTTACTAATCTTTGAGTATTAAGTAAAGATTGTAGTTGGTTGGTTTGGTTTTCGTTGAGAGAGCCTAACCTGTTTAGCATCTCTCCCATTCTACGCTCACGTTCTTGAGCACTTGATAATTCTACGAACATATTATGCTGTCTGTATTGCTGAAACGCGTTGATGATTCATCATTGTAAAGTACTGTCTTCTATTTCCTTGTGGCTTATACGAAATATGAATCCAAGGTCTTCCTATCCTGTTGTTTGATACTCAAGCAGTAGTTGATCGAAACTTATTACTTCAATTAACTCTTGCGCTCTGGTAGCATAATCGCTATTACTTAATAGAGGAAATTGAATATCAACAGCTTGACCTAATCCATGTTGGCTCACACCTGATCCACCTCTAGCTTGTGCTTCTGGTCTAAATCCAGATG